AAGATGCCACCTACAAAGTTGAAATGTTTGGCGACAAGTGTTACATGGACATAAACGGCACTGCAATGGTGTTTGTCACAGTCACAATGTTCCGCAAACCAGTGACTTGCCAGCTTCCAGTAATGGACTACAAAAACAAAGCAATCCTCAATCCTGACGCATTTGCAGTCAACACTGCCATCATGCGGTGCATGACTAAGGCATTGGCTTTGCATGGACTCGGGCTATACATTTATTCTGGAGATGATTTGCCTGAAGGCGAGGGTTCAGACATAGATGTCAACAGCATGATTGACCATTTGGCGGCTATTGAAGCGGCATCCACAATTGAGGAGTTGAAGAATGTTTACACAGTTGCTTATGGTGCTTGCGGTTCTGATAAGAATTGGCAAAAGAAAGTAATTGATGCTAAAGAAAAGCGTAAAGGAGCATTGAAATGAGTGAAGTTTACGAAACAATTGGTTATTTAGTTCTTGGTGTTCTTATCGCTATGTGGTTGACAAAGATTGCTAAATGCAGTTTGCGTGACTACTTTGCGGCAAAAGCTATGCAAGGGTTGTTGTCTTCAGATGTCAATGCGCCACTTGAAGTATTTGCAAAACAATCTTACAAAGTTGCAGACGCAATGCTGAAAGCGAGGGAAGCATGAGCAATATTGATAAATGGTTAGAACCGGGTGCAATTGTTCCTGTGACAAATGAAACTATTCATACTCTTATTGACCACATAAAAACAATGTATGGAGAAAAAACAGACATAGTTTTTAAAACCCATATTTCTTGGGACATTGGATGGTGGGAGACTAAAACAACATCAACAATTCCTGCCAATTTGAAATTGATATTTGATAGAAAAAATGGGCAACTTAAATCTGTGGAGATGCTATGAGCGAAGTTGAACAAGGAAGCGAAGCATGGTTTGCACAGCGTTGTGGCAAGGCTACTGCTTCTCGTATCTCTGACATTGTTGCCAAGACAAAGACAGGTTACAGCGCAAGCAGAGCAAACTACATGGCGCAGTTGGTAGTCGAACGCATGACTCAGACTGTTGCTGACTCTTACTCAAATGTGGCAATGGAATGGGGCACAGAAAACGAACCCTTTGCCAGAGCCGCATACGAGGTTAAAACAGGCAACACAGTCGATCAGGTAGGTGCTATTGACCATCCACGCATTGCCATGTCTGCCGCCTCTCCTGATGGGCTTATTGGTGACGATGGATGCTTAGAGATCAAGTGTCCCCACACTTCTACCCATATTGCCACCCTCTTGGGAGAAGAACCAGTTAAGAAATATTACGACCAGATGCAGTGGCAAATGGCGTGTACAGACAGAAAGTGGTGTGATTTTGTGAGTTTTGACCCACGGATGCCATCGCACTTACAACTGTTTGTCAAAAGAATCGAGCGCAATGATGACTACATTGAACAACTCGAAAAAGAGGTAGTCCAGTTCTTAATGGAAGTGGAAGACAAAGTTAAAAAACTCAATGAAATCAAGGTGTAAATATGGAACAGCGTGACAACTCAGGTGTACTTTTCAAGAACGACAAGAAAGAAAAAGACAATCACCCAGACTATAAGGGCAACATTCGTGTTGATGGACAGGACTTCTGGCTGTCAGCATGGATTAAAGAGGGCAAGAATGGCAAGTTCATGGGACTAGCAGTCAGCCCTAAAGAAGATCAGCCACAGCCTCAAAGCAAGCCTAAAGCTAGGATTGAGGACATGGATTCGGACATTCCGTTTTAATTAAAAAGGGGAGAAAACTCCACATCTTGTATATGTGAGGCTTACAACTCTCCTCGTTAATCATGGTTGTAAGCCGCTTGCAACAGCCAACCACAGGTTGAATATACTGAAGTGGTGACAGTCGGAGAGACGACAATGTGAGTGAATACTAACTTTGATAGGAGTTGATATGACTTTGAGTTTTGAAGAACGAAAGAAAATCTGGTGGGAATGGCATAAGGAAAACCCACAGGTTTGGCAGTATTTCGAGAAGTTTGCTCTAGAAGCCGTAGGACTAGGGCGCAAGAAAGTCAGTCACTGGCTGATAATCAACAGAATCAGGTGGGAAGTCACCATAGTCACAACAGGCTCAGACTTCAAGATCAGCAACGATTACATTGCCTTTTACGCAAGACTCTGGCAAGCTAAGTATCCTCAGTACAAGGACTTATTCAACACTAAACAGATGATTGGAGAGCCAAGATGATTGAAAATGTATTTAACATAATTATGCTTTTGGCAATGGGTGGAGCATTACTCATGCTTGGTATTTGGGTAATACTCCACTTCTTTGACGATTAAGCCATCAGAACATCAATGGCAGTCTGGGTTCGGGCAACCCTGTCATCCAAACCATGTGTACCACCATTGATTCTCTTGGTCAGACCAGTCATATCATTGGCATCAGCAAACTGATTCAGCTTATTCTTGTCCCAAAACCACCCTGCTGACAAGGCGGCATATTGTGGTGTAGATACCAAATCAGGTTCTTCCACCAAATTCACACCTAAAGCCTCTCCACAAGCCCTGTAGTTGTCTTTTCCTGTCAACTGAATCAAACCCCTTCCACGATACTTAAATCCGTCTCCAGAGGCTTCATTTCCATTGCCCATACGATCAGCGTAGACCTTATTGGCAATCTTCTCAGGATTGCGGTGGTAAGGCTGGGCAACATCCAAACTAGGGAAACGCTTAGGCCAAACCTTTGTCAAACCCTCTGCACTATAGTTCAGGTTTTCTTTGAGAGCAGTGAATCCACCGCTTTCGTGAGCGCATTGCCCCAAGAAACAAGCCTGTCTTTCAGGCGTTGAAATATCGAACCGATCAAAAGTTTCATTGATTGCATCTATCCACTCCTCTGCCTTAATAGGCGTTATCTTTAATGCTTGGGCTAATTGTTCACTGTTCATTTGCTCTCCTTCTGGTTAATCATTTCTCTGACTTGGTTGTAGGTGGCGATACAAGCGTTGAGTTTTCTGGCTGTGAGGTCGGCTTCGTCTGCGATGGCGAGAATAGCTCTAGAAGTCTCTGGCTGAAGTTCGGCTGTTGGGGGGTCAGATCGCTCGGCAATGGGGGCATCTGAGGTGGCTGATAAGGTTGGGCAGGAGGGCGTTTTGACAGGAATCCGCAACTTGAGAGCGCCAGAGTCAATGTCAGAATTCCGCTTTTGAATAACAATTTTTGCATTGCTGTTTGCCTTTACCAGTTCAGTTGCTTGATTTTGTACCGCTGTTACCAGTGCCTGTTCCTTTTGCCTAGCCTCTTGGTTAAGTCGGGCAATCTCCATTTGCTGTTTGGCAAACTCGTCTTGCCCACCCTTGTAATAACCACCGCCAAAGGCACTCAACACCGCCAAAACGATGCCCAAAAGCACCCAAGGATTCAGTAAACTCATTCTTTGGCTTCCAGCTTAGGCTCGTCACCATCGTCTGACTGAGCCTTGGCAATAGCCTTGGCACTGGCTGAAACAGCAGAACGACCAGCCACGCCACCCAAAACACCAGTTACAAACACCATAATGGTGCTGATTTGCTGTGTGTAAACTTTGTCAATCGGAGCCATGCCTGACATGGGCTGAGTTACATAGGTCACAGAGTACAAAAACATACCCATAGAACCAACCAAAACGATCAAAAGAGCAAGAATCACCATTGCCCAAATTCTGACTTCAATTTCTTCAGCAGTCATACGATTGCTAGGTTTGTATCCAACTGTAGGCATCATTTCTTCTCCGCTTCAGGTTTAACAAGTTGCTCAGGACAAGTCCCAGTGGCAACGCAAATAGGATGTTTACACTCCTGATTTTCCCAATTTTGAGGGTCTTGGCAAGGATACCTAAAACGATCTTGGCATCCAACCAACAACACAAGAGCAACACAACAAAACAATTTCATTTCTCTTTCTCCCTCTCTTTTTGTTCAACCTGTCTTCTCAACTTCTCAACCTTTTCAATCTGAGTCTTAGCCTCATTCTTAGTCTCCAAGATGTCAAGATAAAGAAATGCCATCAAAGGCAATAGCAAAGCAATCAATACGCAAGCCGCAATCCAACCCATTACTTCTTCCCCCAATGGCTTACGAACACGAACCACATCCACAGGTAAAGGAGGAATATAGAAGTCACTACCACTGCTCCTAGCTTTGCTTGTAGGTTTCTTTCCTCCTCTTTGCGTAGCCATGTCTCTTGCCTCTTGATCGCTTCTTGCCTCAACCTCGCCTGAGTCTGCTCCTCCTCAATCTTGTCCTTCATGCTGAAGACTTCAGAGTACAGTGCGCCCATCTCAGGAGGACTTTGATACACCATACACTCACGAATCTGCACCACTAACCTGTCCATCTCTTGCTGTGCCATCACCCTCTTTAAAGCCGCTTCCATGTGGTTTTGGTCAGGGTCATAAACAGTCAAACTCTTTTCTTCTTCCTCTCTGATGTGTGCCGCTAACTGCTCCTGAAGTCTGAAAAACTCAGTCAGATTCTTGACAATATCCACTTTGACTTGGGTTTCGTCAACGGCAACAAAGGTTTCCTTCTTTTTCGCCACAGGCTTTGCAACTTGAGGCTTTGACTTTGAGCCAAAGAGTTTACGCAAGTTACTCCAAAATCCAGTAACTTCCTTATATATCTTGGTGACATCATCAGCAGTCTTTTTGACTTCAACAAAAGACTCTTTGGCTTGCTTGTACAGGTCACAGCCAGCTTGAATCTGTTTGACCAGACCAGCCGCCATGAAACAGATGGTGATTGGGTCAATTTTGTGTCCTTATTCTTCTTCAACAACAGCTTCTTGCGGTCTAACCACTTCACTTGGGCTTGCAGTAGCAGAAACACCAAAATAGTTCTGTCGCAAAGCACCTAAACCAACGGCTGTAGCAAATTTATTTACATCATCTGGAGTAACCATTGTTTTTAATTGGATTTCTTCGCCTTTTTTGGTAAAGAATTTTGTAGAAGCATCGACAATTGATTTCACTCCATTCTCATCTAAAAACAATTTGCGCTGAGCATCTTTTGTTGCTTGATCTATGTTTTGTTGTCCAATCAATGAAAGAATACGAAAACCTTTATTGAAGACACTTGCAATTTGATTTACCAAAATGCCAGTAATTCTTTGAGGGGCTACACCACCCATTGCTCTTTGCAAGGCAGATTCTTGTTCGGTAGCGGCTTTACTGAAATTCAATTTACTGATGTCAAGAGTTTTAGACAATCTTGAAACATCAGCAAGTGCATTTAGATTGTTGTATTCGTTTATTCCAAACACTTTAATGAAAGCACTTGAATTTTTATTCAAGTAATCCAAAGGACTAGGACTGTCTAGCATTTGAGTGACCAAGCCATTTTTTACAGCCAAAAGGCTATTTTTCTGATCGCTAGGCGATAGTTTTTTTAAATCAACAAAAAACCTATTCAAATAACCTTTACCAGCAGAATCCGTCATTCTTGATACGATTCCTTCTACGCCTCTTACATCGTAATCTTTCAAAAAACTTTGCCCTGCCTTAGTCATTGCATCCTTTGCGGCATCATCAATAGCAACTTTTTCAGAAGCCAAGTATTGCGATTTAAGCGCAGTATTAGACAATCTTTGTTTCAACGCAGGAAGCTGGTCAACAATGTCACTATAACCACCATTTGTACTGGTCTTGTTTAAAAGATTATCAAGTTTTACAGGGTCAATAAACCCATCTTTATTTAAGGCTTGATTGTATAACTTTGACATGACAGACTTCTCTGCCAATGAGATACCTTCATCTCCTGCAACATTTAAAAACTGTCGCATGGCAGTTGGACTAGAAGCAATCAAAGGCGAAATCTTTTCTGCATAGTCAGCAGAAGTAATTTTTTCTATTGATGCCGCATCTTTGAAAGGAATGCCAACTTTATTGAAGTAATCTGTATCAAGTGCAGACATTGCTTGACCAAAAGGCACTTTCTCCCCTCTAAAGTCAATTACGATGTCACCACTAGAATTTTGTACTTTGTCTAATGCTTCATCAACTCTTGTCTGCAATAAACGCAATTTATCTTGCCTATCTAGATCACGAGTTTCTCTAATGTCTTGAGCAACACGCCTTTTCAATGAATCAAGACTTGTTATGTCCATACCCATTGTCAAGTCTGGTGCTGTAGTGGCTAATGCGCCAGCTTCACCAGCCATAGGTTGTCTACGCATCGCCTTAAATTTAGAGGATTGCTCACGCACCAATTTAAGCAATGGCGCTTCTTTTGCCCAAGGGTCGCCTTGAAATAACTGTTCTGCTGTGTTGAGCAAATTTTGAGTATCTTGTGCTGGCAACAATGCACCTTGCTTGGATGCTTGACCTAACACTGAATCGTACTCAGGACGCAAGGCATTTTTTGCGGCTTTTTCTTTAGCTATCACAAGGTTTTGAATGGCAGTGCCAATTTCTGCTGGTTTTGTCCCACCAGCAATGTTTGCTTGTATTGTCAATTTGTTTAATTGATCGTCAATAAATTTTATTCTTTGGTCGAGATCAACTTGTTTTTCAGTTATTTTTACTGCTCCAGAAGGAATTTCCGCACTTGGTTTTGGATACAATTCTGTTGCTTTTTTACGAACTGCCGACTTGAGATCAGCATATAAATTATTCAACTCTGTTGCAAATTCAACATCATCTGTGGCTAATTTTTTTAAAGTGCTATTTAAAACAAGATTGTCTAATCCTGCAATAGCCGCACTACCTTTTGCACCAGTAACAAATTCAATTTTCTTTTGTACATTTTCTAGTCTTGTTTGAAGCAAAGGGTCTGTTTTAATTGCTTTTTCAATAATATCTTTTGCTCTTGAAATACCTTCAACATTTGCCAAATCCTCAACATCAATGTCTTTTAATGAAAGACGATCACTTAGCATTTGACCTGCTTTGATAGTTCCTCCACCAGATGCCAATGAACCAATGACTGAGCCAATTACTTGACCGGGAACTCCAAAATATTGGCCTCCTGCTTCTCCTCCATATTCGCCACCTAAAGCACTAAGTCCAGCAATACCAGTTTGTACACCAACACCTTTTTCAAACAAACCCAAACCACGAGCAACATTACTCAATCCTTGTCTGGCAAGACCACCACCACCAAAAAGATTTAATGGGTCTGTCACTGCACCAGCAACTGTTCCAGCGGCTCTTTGTAACTGTGTTGCAGGACGCATCTCAGGTTTCAAACCCAAACTTCTTTGAAACTGGGTGTAGGCTTGTCCTGCTGTACCTTGAGGAGGTAATTGAGATGGAAATTCTCCTTCACTCAAGCCATAAAGAGCACTGCTTTCAGCCATAAGTGCAGGAATAGAAGATAAACTTCTTCCAATGCTTTCTGTTACATACTCTCCCATTGTTGGAGGTGGTGGCTGATCGCCAATCAATGTAAATAATGATTGCTCTTTTTCTGCCTCTTGCTCCAAACGCAGACGAAACTCAAATTCTTCTTGCTCTGTCATGGCGTTGTCCCTTTTTGTTTGGCTTTCCATTCTTGATAGCGTTTTTCTTTTTCAGCATCAAAACTAAGCCCTGTATCTTTTTGTGTTCCAGAAGGCTTAGTTCTGAATTCAGGAATATCTGATGCTAAATCAAAATCTTCATTTGTAAAATTAGATCGTTTTGCAAGAGTTCTTTGAGCTTCGATTTCTGCCCGACCTTTTTGTAAAGCTACTTTACGAATGGCCTTAACAGTGGATTCTATTTTTTTCTGGGTATCTATTGATGGTGTGCCTGTAAAAGCCGTTGATGTCACATCAACTAATTGACCAAGAATAGATGGGTCGCCACCAGCCGCCTGAATTTCTTTTTGACTCAAATCTCCACCTGCTAAAGATTTTGCTAACTGCACACGAGCCGCATTAAATGCTGAGAAATTATTTTGTTTTATAGACAAATTAAGATTTTCAAGCGCAAAATCTGTTGAATTAACAGTATCTCTAAATGGTTTGACTGTAGAAATTATGTCTGCTCGTAATTTAGGAATGTCTTTAAATTCTTTGACCCCCGGAATAACAGTTGCACCTGCCGTAGCTTTTGCTTGTTCAGATGCCTCAACCGCCTTGTCAACCAATCCTGCTTCAGTAGGAGTTAAGTCAGCATAGGGTTTGCCATACATGGCTTTTGATTTTCTCTCTGCTTCTGTTCCAAAAGCAATATTTCTTTCTTTTGGTTCTTTTGTTGTTAATCGAATCAACTCAGAGTTGTATTTATCATTCCAAGTCTGAGTTCCTCGTTTAGCAACAGAATCAGCAAGTGCTGTGGCATTCTTCATTTCAGTTGAAGTAGCTTCTGGTTTTACACTTAATTGTTCCAACCTACTCTTAAATGCTTCAGTATGTTCTGGTGTTCCTCTCGCCCCAACAGTATCAGCATAAGCTAATGCGTTACGCTGTTCAGGAGTCATTTTCTCAGCAGTACGCTGTTTTTCTAATGCCAATTCAGACAGTGATTTACGAGCAGAATCAGCAATTTTCATAGCTAATTCAGGAGCAACTCTTGCATATTTTTGAGCAATTGATAGTTGTTGTTGAGGGTCACTTGGGTCAAGTTCGCTTAAGATTTGCTGTTGCAAACCAATCATGCGTAATTGAGGGTCTTGCCCACCCAAAGCACCACCAATAGCATCTCCCAACTGTTGACCGCCACGATAGAAGCCAAATTGAGCCTGTTGTGCTGGAGTCAGTTGAGCAAAAGTCAATGCTTCATTTTTCATTGCATCTTGGCGTTTTTGCAAATAATCCATTTCAGCCGCACTACGCAACTCAGGATTGAACAAGCCACCAACAATAGATGGTTGTTGTGCAGACTTCATTGGCTCAAACACCATAGGATTTTGCACATATGCTGTAGGTGTTAATTTCAATGATTGGTCAATTGGAATAACAGATGGGTCAATAATACTGTCCATAAGAAATTCTTTTGGTTGTCTATTAGTCAAAACATTCGGTATCTGTGTTGAAGGAACTTCTTCAGAGAAAAGTGTCGTCATGATTTATTCCTTAGAACAAAGTCACTGGTCGGGCATAACCAGCATCATTAAAAGTGTACCCAGTAGTGTCACCAAATGCTGATGCTGTTGTGTTAGCAACATAAGGACTTGGCTTATTAAAATATTCTTTTAATGCTTCTTGTACAGCAGAATTATTGGCTAATCCCATCAAACCAGTGCCAATCCCACTGCCACCAGCACCACCTTGTATTGTTCTTGCGGCATTTATTCCACCACCATACAAGAATTGACCAACATTAGCACCAGCAGTAGCAGTTTTACCACCCAACTGTGCACCAATATCCAAAGGCTGTTGACCAAGTTGCTCAATGGTAGAACCAGCACCCAAATAAGTGCTAAATGGACTCAAAGCACCAACCTGACCAGCTTGATACTGTCCAAGCAACCCAGCACCCTGACCAAGCAATCCTGTGCCAAATGCCACCTGTTGCTGACCAGCCTGTTGAGCTTGAGCCGCCAAAGCCGCATCTTGTTGCGCTAATGCGTTGTAATAGGCTTCCATCTCAGGAGTTGTTGCACCCAAACCAGCCGCACCACTTGGGCGCAATCCTGTAGCACCTACAGACAGTCCACCACGACCTGTTTGGTACAACTGGTTTTGCAACTGAGCATATTGACGCTCACGGCTAGGGGCAAGCAAATCTTGCTGTCTTGCCATGTACTGAGCCGCTACTTGTTCAGGACTTTGAGCCAAATACTGCTGACCCAATCCAAACAGTCCTGTAGCCGCAGTACTAAGAGGCTGATACTGAGCCTGTGCTTGCTCTGCTTGGGTTAACCCTTGCTCAGTCAGTGCTTGTAGGCGGTCTTGATAAGCCTTTAATTCAGGACTTACTGTGTAACCAGCACCAGTTAGGTATCCTTGTGGATTAAACTGAAATTGAGAACTACCATACCTAGTAGTTACTCCTACAGGTCGAAACTTAGCCGCTTCAGCCGCAATTCGTGCCGCTTCTAGTTGTGCTTGTGCCGACTGTTGAGCCGCACTTTTAGCCGCACTACTTTGCATTGCACCACCTAACAGTGATGCGCCTCCCATAATTGCCGCCGCTCCAATTCCCATCATCTTCTCCTGACAAATATTTGTCTTAATTTTGCATCTGAACCGACAAAATC